CGCGTTGAAAGCCGAGTTTCTGCGGCGCAACCCGAATGTAAGGTTCAACTTTGTCAATCGTGCCATCGCAGGCTCAAACTGGGGCAACCCGGTGCAGACGGGCACGGCGATGAACAATCCCAACATCCCCGCATGGTTCACCGACTATAGCAAGGTCTGGCTTGATTATGTGCAGGCCGTCCTTCCCGATGTCCTGTGCTGGGTGCACGGAACCAACTACCCCGATGCAGGCCAGGTCGGTGGCAGCGGCGTCGCTGTGTTCATCAACCAATGTTTCACCTACATCAACAACTGGCCGAAAATCCCGCACATCATTTTGCTGACAAACAAGGTCGCCAACCCTGGTGCGGGCAGTTCTTTTGTCCCCACCCAGGAAGCATACAAAGCGGTGGCGGCTTTTCAGCGCACATTCGCCCGCTCCGGTGGACGTGGTTACGCGGCCTTTCCGCGCATCGGCCCCGTGGGCCTGATAGACCTGGGGCGTCAATACATGGCGCGGGCGCTGGGAAAAGACCCGGCGCATCAATACATGTCGCGCGTTCCAGGTTCGATCGTGAACGGTCTCTCGCTCTCGGCAACTCCCGTCACCCTTGGCACCACGACCGACGGCGACCTGAGCCTGACGCTGGTGTTCCCCGGTGGTGGTGCAGGGGCGATGTATGCGGCGGGCATCTTCGGCATCACCGTCAACTGCACCAACTTCATCAGCAACCGTCTGCACTTCGTGCTTGGCAATACCGGCAACTGGATCACGAACTATCAGCTCGTGGGCAGCGACGCCGATCCTGTTCTTGCAGGGCAAACCTACACGCCGCCAGCCGGCGACGTTACGCTGGCGATTATACTGAAGAACGACACCATCCGCGTCTCCATCAACGGCAATTATGTCATCGACACATCAGCGCCGCGCCTGATCGCGAACTGTGCGGTGTCGATTACCGCGACCGCACCCGTGGGCAACTCCTTTCCCTTCAACGTGACCGAGTTCCTGGAGGGCATAGGTGCGCCCGTGCTGCAAACGCTCGACCCATTGAGTGCCTTCGGCGCCGACAATGGGCCGACCGCGGGCAACAACAGTGTGCATCTGTCCAGCACCACGGTCGCGCTGATCGACTACCAGACGATCGCGACAACGAATTTGTCAGCCCCGCAGCCGACAGCGGCACAGACGAAGGAGGATGACAGCGTGCAAATCTACGTGGACATTTCCTCATCGCCCAACACGGCGAACGCAAGCGAAGAAGCAATAAAAACCGCGCCGATCCTTCCGAACCAGCTGAAAAACATCGGGGACGTGCTGGAAATTGAAGCCTGGGGCACGATGGCGGCGACTACCGACAGCAAAAGCATCCGGCTGCGCTTTGGCGGCCTGACCGGCCTCGACGGGCAGACGGTCGTCCTGAACACCACCCTCTCGGCGGCTGGCACGACATGGTTTGCCAAGGGAACTGTCGCCAAGAGTGGAAATAATACACAATCACTAAGTGGCTTCAGCAATATTGCAACCGTGAATTACAACACATTTTACACCACGTATGGACAAAACGACACCGTGCCTACGTATGTGGCAGTCTGCGCCAAGAACAACACAACGCCCACTGCGGCTTCCATCACCTGCACCGGGCTTCGCGTCTCTTACGTTCGAGCGCCGGGGACCTGACAACCACTAGTAAGGAACGCTAACCATGCCTTTTGATCCGGAAACCGTCATCACGCTACCTGGATACCGCGTTGGTCTGCGAACGCCCAAGGACGGCAGCCTGGCGGCGGGCGAAATATATGTGGAGTTGTCCGCCCCGCCCCGACTGTGGATCGGCGGTCCCGAGGGCACCGTCGCGCTCCTGGTGGCGACGCCGCCGGTGACGGCGCCGATCAACACCGACGTGCCCTACGTGTTCCAGGAAGGGGACCTCCTCACCTGCACCATGGGGACTTGGACCGGCGAGCCGACCTCCTATGCCTACCAGTGGGCGCTCGACGGGACCGCGGCCGGCGATGGCTCTGAAACGCTCACGGTCACGGTTGACGACGTTGGCCGCACCGCGACCTGCGTGGTGTCGGCCACCAACGACCTCGGCACCACCGAGGCTCCACCCTCCAACGCGCACATTGTCACGGACGTTGCGGCGCGCACGACCGTCGACCTGCCGTTTTCACCAGACGACGTGAAATCCGGAAGGGTTGCGGAGTTCGAGGGCGAGCAGGAAGAAGGGGAAGGGTATCAGCGATGACCCGCCACGCCCAGCAACACGGCAGCGACGGGCGTTTCATGGCCGCGGCTGCGGCTTCAGTTACGGATGAAGCGCCTGAACCTCAAGTGGCGCCACCGAAGCCGTTCACCACTCCGGTCCTGCGCGTGCAAAAGGAGGACTACCGCGCCTGGATCGCCGCCGGGGGCACGCCACCGATCTACGGGACCTTCACCGTAAGCGGCGGCATCATCACCAGCACGGGCGGTCAGGTGTGACCCCTGACGAACAACGCTACGAATTAGTATTGAAAAGGCTGATCGCCATCCTCGACGCCGAGAAGGCGATGCTCGCCTTCACGCGGCTGATGAAGCCGACGCCGGATGACCCCGATGATCCCGACTGCACCCGCTACGAGGCGCAGAAATTCCACAAGGTCATCTGCGCGGCGATCGAGGAGCTTGAAGCCGGCCGCATCAGGCGGCTGATCATCAGCCTGCCGCCGCGGCACGGGAAAACTGAGCTTGCCTCGAAGATGTTTCCGGCCTGGTTTTCGGGCCGGAACCCGCATCTGAGCCTTATCTTCGGCACCTACAACGAGAAATTTTCCCAGGACATCGGCCGCGCGGTCCGGGACATCATGCTGTCCCCGGCCTACGCCCAGGTGTTCCCGGACACGATCCTGAAAGGCGACAGCAAAGCCTCGGACCGCCTGCAAACCACCAAGGGCGGCATCCTCGCCTTCGTCGGCCGCGGCGGCACCACCACCGGCCGCGGCGGTGATGTGCTGATCATCGACGACCCGCTCAAGGATCGCCAGGAGGCCGACAGCCCGACCATCCGCGACACGCTCTGGACATGGTTCAGCCAGGTGATTTCCACCCGCCTGATGGACGAAACCGGACGGATCATGCTGATCCAGACGCGCTGGCACCAGGACGACCTCGTCGGCCGGCTGACCGACCCGACGAACTCGCACTACGACGTCGACGAGGCGAAGCAGTGGAGCATCATCGACCTGCCGGCGCTGGCGATCGATCCCGATCACGATCCCCTCAAGCGCAAGCCCGGTGAAGCTCTCTGGCCCGGGCGTTTCGGGACTGAATACCTGCTTGGCGTGCAGCGCCGCGATGCGCGCGGTTTCTCGGCACTCTACCAGGGCCGTCCCTCGCCCGCCGGCGGCACGTTCTTCAGTGCCAAGTGGTTGAAGACCTATAAGCCCGCCGACCTGCCCAGCAACCTGCGCTACTATGGCGCGTCCGACCACGCGGTCAGCCTCAAGCAATATGCCGACAAGACGTGCCTGCTGCTGATCGGCCTCGATGCCGAAGAGAATATCTACGTGCTGCCGGACCTCGTGTGGCGGTCGATGACCGCGGAGCAGTGCGTCGAGGCGATGCTGCGCATGATGCGCGGTTACAAGCCCATGTTCTGGTGGGCCGAACGCAGCATGATCAGCAAGTCGATCGGGCCGTTCTTAAGAAAACGCATGCTTGAGACCCAGACCTTCTGTTCGGTGATCGAAATGCAGCCGATCGCCGACAAGCAGACGCGTGCGCAGTCGATCCAGGGGCGCATGTCGATGGAGAAGGTGCTGTTCCCGGAGCGCGCGCCCTGGTGGCCTGCGGCGCGGGACCAGCTGCTCAAGTTTCCGCACGACCAGCACGACGATTTCGTTGATGCGCTCGCCTACGTGGGTCTCGGCCTGACGCTTCAGGTGGGCGCCGGCGTGCGGGCCGAAAAGAAGCCCGACAACGCCGAGGGCACGTTCGGCTGGATGATTGATCAGCGGCGTCTTGCCGAGAAATCCGTGCGTCTCGGCTTCGGCGGGACAGGGGGCTGGTAAAGGCATGTCTGGGACAAACCTTCCCCTCGGGACGATGCCTGGCACGCTCGCCGGGGACACGTCCTATGCGCCCACTGGTCCCAGCCAGGGACCTGTCCCGCCGGGGACAGGTCCCCCCGACCCTACCGCCGACAACAAATTCATCAACCGCGAGCGCCCCGAACCCGAAGAACCCCGCCGTAAGCTGGTCAAACGGTGGACCGACCGCGTGCAGCGCGCCAAGAAACACTGGCAGAACGACTTCAAGCGCATGCGGGAGAACGAAAACTTCGTCGAGGGGCGGCAATGGCCGGACATGCCCGCCCCGGAGACCCAGGTGGTGCGGGACGATCGCTACATCGCCAACATCTGCATCCGGCACGTGCTCCAGCGCACGGCGGAACTCTACCCCAACAACCCGACCATGCAGGCCAAGCGCGCGCCGCGGCTGATGGCGACCACCTGGGACGGGACCGGCCAGCAGTTGCAGCAGGCGCAGCAATCCATGCTGATGGCGGCCCAGCACGGCATGCCGCCCGACCCGCACGCGCTGATGGTGCTGCAAGACGCGCAGACGGTGCAGCAGTTCGACCAGCTCATGGAGCGCGTCGGCACGACGTTGCGGAT